ATTGGTGTCAGCTACACAAGCAATCACACGGAGACGACCTTCAGTGACGTCCGCCGAAGCGGCAATCAGTTTAACGTCAATCGTATCAGTGGTAGTTACGTGCTGAGTAAAGGTCAGGGTGCCAGAAGTGGTCATCGCTGAACCGTTAGTACCGGAAGCAAGGAAGCCAGTGGAGGTTACATCACCGCCATCAACGATGTCATCACCTTCGCCGAAGTCAATGTCGACGGTTGGCGAAGTACCATTGAAGGCCTTCAGAACTTCTGCACCAGCGAACAGAACCATCGTATTGGCAGGAATTTCCAGAAGCTGGAAGATATCACCATTCGTACACGAATAGTCAGTAATCTTCTCAATGTCCAGAATGGCTTCCACCATACGCATGTTCATGCCGTCGCGGCTGGCCGGAAGGGCAGCAATAGAGTTTGAGTTTACGCCAGCGGTTGCGCTGGAGGTCATGTCAAAGGTAGCCATTGGTTATCCTCCCTTAAGCAGCGTTGTACTTGGCAGTTACGATTGCTTCAGGGCGAAGAATCTTACGGCCGTACAGGTGCATACCGCGGACGATGTCCGCAAACGAATCAGGGTCACGGTAGGACTCAGTCTTCGTGATTTGCGATGCCGAAGCAACAGCAGACGAGTGACCAGCAACAATTACACCGTAGTTAGTGTTCTGGTTGGCGGTACCAGTGGTATCCGGGCCAGTACCTACAAACGGCAGGTTGTTGGAAACGTAGACGTCGAAGCCATGCAGCTGGCCGATGGCCAGACCACCTTGCAGTCCCGAGCCGCCGAAGTCGCCGTTCAGAAGACGGGAGTCTTCATCTTTCAGCAGTTCAACGAATACGGGGTCAACAACGAGCCAGCGACCATCCGAGTCAACATACTGCTGGTCCAGCTTACGGCCCATACGTGCGATAACCATCAGAGGCGAGGCTGTCGCAGTCGGGAGCGCAGTTGCACCAGGCAGACGTGCTGCCAGCGGAATGGAGTGGTCACCAGCCGAACCGGTGGTGATGTTACCAAAGCTATCCTTACGAAGCTTCATGCTGGTCAGAAGTTCATCAGAACCAGCAGTCGTCACAGCTTTCGAACCGCTAACTACGTCGTTAACAGTATCGGTAGCAGTGCTAATCGAGGATTGCTTGAAACCGGCCAGATAACCGAGAACCTCTTGGTCATGCTGGTCGCGGAGGCGGTAACCTGCGCGGTCAGATGCCAGAGACTCAAAGTTCACGTGGCTGTGGGCTTCTTCGATGTCATCTACTTTGAAAGCAAAGTAGTTGGCCTTGTCTACAACAAGGCTAAAGTCTTCGTCGTCGAGGTCTTGCGGAGTGATTTGTGCACCGCGAGCGTATTCCTTAACGGTAATCTCGGGTTCTTTGATGATACGGACGGTATCACCGAAGTTCGCGATTTCACCGAAGTAATCGGAATTCGTGATTGACTCAGCGACGGAGGTTTTACGGAAAGCTTGCTGGACTTTTTGGGAGTAAATTACCGGGGAGAAATTTCCGTTCGGCAGATTACCGTATCCAGCGGCAGTTTTAAAAGCCATCTTAAACTCCTAGATGAGGCTTGAAACACCGATTTTCTGAACACTATAAAGGCCAGCTAGTCTAGGTAACTACTTGAAAGTAGGGCTAAACGTCACCTGGGTGGTTTAGAGGGGGAGAAAATCGTATGCCCCGCTACACTCGGGGCTACAATTTGAAACGAAAAAATGCCTAGTATGCTGTGTAGGACATGGGCGCGGGTTGCCTTAAAAAGGGGCCGCAGTTATAGTTACTATATTTTTTACCACATTTTCAACGGTTTGTAAACAGCAAATTAACGCTGTGCACCAGAAATGTCGTAAATAAAGTTGCCAGACTGAATTGCTTCCATGATTGCATCTTCATTCTTGGCAAATTCTTGTGGACGCATCTTAGCTACGTCTGACTCTCGCCATTGGTTTGCTTGCGCATCTTTGGTATCAGCGACAGCATTTTGCCCACGCGACGATACAGCTTCAGCCGCAGCCTTGTCAGGTTTCTGCGCAGTCGCCTTCTTACTCGCGATATCGCGGTCAACTTTGTAGAGGTCAATTGCACGAGCCGCTGCGCGAGCGTCGTTTTCATTTTCATACAGTGCTTGCTGAACCCAAGTAGGTTGCTCTTGCACCCATCCATGAAAATCTTCATCATTACGAATGTCATCGAAGTCAGGATGTAGTTGCATAAGCTCTGCTTCAGCTCGCTTACGATTTGCGTCAGCTTCACGCTCTGCAATGAGTTCCAGACGTTTTTCAATGCTTGAATCAAGTTCTTGTGCTTTCTTCGTGGCGATGCTTTCCACGATTTTTGCTACATCAGGATATTTACTCGACCACTCGCTAATCTCTTCATCAGACTTGGGTAGTTGAATAGCTTCCTTAGTTGCCGTCGACAGCTGGGTTTCAAGAGCGCGAATCTGCTCTTTGAGTTGCTCTTCCTTTTGTTGTGCGTGACGACGGAGGTCTCCATACCTTTTCTTAAATGTCTTCTCTTCAGGGGCCAAGCTTTCAGTCTCTGCTTGGTCTGCTTCTTCTTCCTTCTGCTCTTGCAGAAGGGAGCGCCGCTCTTCTTCCAGCTGTTGCAGTTCTGCTTCTTCGCTAGAACGGTCTTTCTTATATTTAATAGGGGTTGTCTTAATGTCTTGTTTTACAGCTATTGCTTCAGCCATAATGTACTCCTTGATGGGGCCACCAGTAGCCTTTCGGGGTGATGGGTAGCCGGACTACAGCTTCTTCTTCTTAATCCAACCTCTTGCGATAGCTGCGCCAAGAAGATACAAGCCGCCTTCAATGGTGTTCCACAGGATAATGGAACCCAATGAATTAGGTTTATTGCGCATTTTGTTTCGGATATAGACAGTCCTGTTACGAGCAAAGTAACCGAGGACTTTTGCTAAAGTGGGCTTATTATACATTGTTTTTGCCATATTGGCAAATACTTTGTGGTATCCCAGCTGAACGTTGTCGTTACGATACGCTTGCTTTGCGTACGTCTGCCAAACTTTGTTGCGATAGGAACCGAATCCAGCCATCTCGTGCATAGCGGTACAGATAACTTTATCGCGACTTCCGCCATCTCCGCCGCCAGAACCTTCGTCTTGTTTGGGTTCAGGGGCCGGTTGATTAATTCCTGCCGCCTCTTCGTAAGATTCTTGTGTTTTCTGTGTTTCTTCCTGTACAGTTTTTCTATCGAATCCGCCGTACTGACGACCCGATGGGCGGTCATCGTCGTCACTCCGCGTTGAGGCTTTGGTCATGCCGGTACCTTCGATTATGGTAGAGATATCTGCTGTAACATCAGAACTCATACCTTTACCTTGGGCTTCCAATTCCTTAGCAATCTGTGCAGCGTTAGACAGTGCTGAATCAGTCTGCTGATTAATCCCTGCGGCTCTTTCATATTCCGTCTGAGTCCTTGCTGTGGATTTGTTAACAACATCTCTATCGTACACAGCTTGACTAATGCCTTTTTCAGCATTGTAACGGGTGATTACAGCTTTGTTTTCTGCTGCGCCACCGAGGAGGCTTCCCTTACTACCGTCAGCAAATGTGACCTGTACCACGGTGCCTTTATTAGTGACTACTTGGTTAGAATCATTGAGGACACCTACACCAGCGGTAGTGGCAACAATATCTCCGGGGTCATTGCCGATTACACCAGAGTTCTTTGCAGCTTGCGAATATCCTGCCTGAGAACGGTCAAAGCCAAGCATCTCAGGGGTGATGTCTTGCTTTTCATACACATCATCGTCAGGGTCGCCGATTGTGATATCAAAGCCTTTGGTGTTGGAGATGGCTTTGTCCAGTGTGGATGCAATGCCCTGTTCGCCAAGAGGTGTAGGCTTATCGTACGTGGATGGGACATTGAAGCCTCGGAAATCTTCGTAGCCTTCGATGCCTAGTGCCTTACCCATTGATTTCTCAAAGAACTCGCCAGAAGGTCTACCGGAATATACCGGCATGCGCTGTCCTGTGATGGGGCTATGTCCTTGGGCTACCATAGTGCCTTCAGCTGCCCCTTCGATATTAGGACGACCGTAAACAGCGCCAGTGCCGACAGCTACCTTACCGTAAACGTCTTTCTCTGAAACACCCTCGTCACCGCCAAGAAGATTGCCAAACGGTCCTAGAATAGCACGTCCCAGACCCTTGAGGTCTGTCTTTACGTTTGAATAGCCGTGCGCAGAAGAAGCGGCAAC